CGTATTTGTTGTCGGGGCTTGCGCTGATGGGAGCCGCATTCCAAACTACGCCGCCAGCGCTTGGGATGATTAGTGTGTTTGAAACCCCAAGATTCGCCGAGAGAATCATCGGCAGGACCACGGGGATGTGGTCGGCCAAGTCATCGAACAGGCCATTCTCGTCGGTTGCCCGGACCACGAAGCTGAAAGAGCCATATTCCGTCGGCGCTCCGGACAACACGCCGGTTTGAGACAAGGTCAACCCCGGCGGCAGCGTCCCGGAACGGAGCGTGACGCGCTTGGCTCCCGTTCCGCCCGTGACCGTATAACTGAAACTGTAAGCCTCACCAACACTTCCTTCGGGGGCATCACCGGAGATGGATGGGCCTTCTGGCTGCTCCGGAAAATCGACTGGTTCTGTGATGGGCTGGCCCGTGTCCACTATCAGCTCAACGCGGCTGATGAGCATCCTGTTCTGGTTGTCGGCCAGCGTCTGAGTAACACGCTCAGAGATGATTTCGTCATCCCCTTCCAGCACATAGTCCCAGTCGAGTTTCCACAGGCGTCCGCTCTGGAAATCCCCAGCTACCCACTCGCTATTGATGTAGGTCAGCGTGTTTGGGCGCCAGCGACTGAAGCCATAAGATTCACGGCGATGCCACTGGCCTGACGAAATGTCATACCCCCAAGTCAAACCGTCAGGGAAGGTCCAATAGACGACCAAGTGGCCAGCGTCTGTCCAGGTCTCTGCAAAGGCATTCTTCCAATCGAGGCCGCGAATGGCTTGCTCTATGGGTCGCGTGGAGATCCGCTTCGGGGCATATCCTTCAAGACGGTAGAAGATGCCGTCGTCGCCCAGCCAATAGACCGTCTGGTCGATGACAGCTGTCGTGAAGGTCCCGGCACAGCCGCGCTTCTGCGAGATGCGCTTGGAGCGAAATGGCTGTTCTGTGGCACCCGTGTTTTCGAAGAACTCCATCGAGCCTTCTGAGAAAAGGACAATCTGGTTCTGGACGCTCTCCAACGAAACGAGCAGGTCTGGCAGGTATTCCGAAGTGAACCGGTCCAGGGTGTTGTAGGCCAGTGCGTCGGCAATCTCCGAGCAGAAGGCAAACCGCCTGCGCGGCTCGATGCCCACAATGTAACCATCCATGAAGATGACCTTGATGGCACCTGGAAATCCTTCATCGGCGATGCGCTCGAACACCTGGGACTGTGTGTTGAACACGTAGCCCGACGTGCCATTGACCGTCACCAGTTGATTGCCAGTGGCGAGCTGGTTGTGCGCCATGCTGCATCGAGAGATGCCGGGAATGGTCCCTTGCGGGATGGCTACGCCAGACGGGGTGACCTGATACAGCGTCTGCCCCAAGACCGCGAACAGCTTGCCCTCACAGTTGTGCGTCCTTCGCGCCGGACCCGTGGGGCTCCCTTCCGACATGACCTGCACGAAGGGACGAAGACCGGGAGGTGTCTTCAGCATGGTAGGCGTGCGCGTCCCGCCTTGCTCGGCAAACACCGGCAGGTAGTTCACCGTATCCTGGGACGAGAACGGACGGGTTTCGTCCGCATACGACCCAGCCACGATGTCCAGCGGGGTTTGCCTCATCCGACGTACCAGGTGCTTCCGTTGATGGTTCGGTTGGACCAGCCGTCAGGCGCCGGGATGTCAAGAATCGGCTGGATGGGCGTTGCCACCGCCTGATCTCTCCTAACCTCATTCATGAAGTTCCCAGCAGCAGCCGCAACCTCCGGCATGACCGAGACGCCGTATTGAGGCGCCAGCGTCATCGCAACCGTGTACATCAACCCAAGCTCGGTCTCTAGGGGGACCGGAAGCTCATCACCAGGCGCATTGACGTTGCTCCAGCCGACCGCCGTACCGTTCGCCTCTAGACGCGTCATGAACCGATTGAGGAACCGGATGACCGTCTGCATGTCCGCATCGGACACGGGCTGCACTGGGTTGATGACCTGCAACGTGCCCAGCACATCCTTGGCGAACTCGGCAACGGTCGTCATGGATTAGCTCGACGCGATGATGCCGGCGGCGCGCAACTGAGCCAGGAGCAGGTTCAGCTGCGTCCCTGCCGAGGTGCCATCAGCAGCCACGGTGCAGTTGGCAACTGCGGTTCCGCGCAATACACCACCGCGAACCGATGCGGTAGGCGCAGGCAGAGCGCCCGTGGCCAGGGCGGCAACTTCTGCCGACGTCACGGTGGACTTGCCACCGCCATTCTGTGAAACGTACAGCTTCTCACTGCCAGTAGCAGCCATGCGAATCTCCTAAAAGAAGAGGGGGAGGTTTCCCTCCCCCTGCCAAGTCAGCCTGCGCTGACGGTGAGGACGCCGGAATTGCTCCACAGCTGGCCCGCCACTTGCGGGTCTGCGGTGGGCAGGCTGCCGGCCACGACGTACACCGGACCCGAAAGCACGGTTGCATTGCCGATGGGGCCGGTGAAGAACGCCGTGTTCGAGCGGTCGTCCACGTTGGGGTTGTCGTTGGTAGCCATGGGGTCTCCTTATGCCGGGGTCAGGTTGGCCGGGTCGTTGGCGATACGGCAGGCCCATTCCGGACGCAGGGCGCCGAAGCCCCACATGATGTCGAAGCGGGTCATGTTCATATCGTTGATGGCGTCCGAAGCCTCCACGACACGCATGGAGATTCCTTCAAACTGGCGGCGGCTGTTCTTCCAGCCAGTCAGCTCAGGCAGGTCCACAGTGACGAAGGCGAATGCTTCGGGGCGATAGGCCAGGTTGACGCCGTAGGTGTCACTGGCAGTACCCAGAATCACGACATCGCCGCCATCAGTAGGAGAGGCGGTGACGTTCTTCTCCGAGCCGGAAGTGACGATGGCCGGATAGATTTGCAGGTTTCCGGGGCCAGCGAGGTCTTCGGTGACGGTGAACTGGCGCAGGTAGCCCAAACTCTGCTTGGTCTGAGGGTGCACTGCAACGCATCCCACAAAGGTGACGATGTCGCCCTTCAGGAACGTGCCGCTGCCAGTATCGATGGCGATGGACGAACCGGTCTGGTTTGCGCCGTTGATGTCGTAGGACGCATTGGCAGTACCGCGCTGGTGAACCGGCGCAACAGTGGACGACACCCAGTCGAAGCCAGAAGCCCGACCCATCACGCCCTCTTCGTACTGCACATCAATCTGACGTTGGGCGTTGAACAGGCCAGACAGCGCCGGGATGATGGTCGTATCCGCAGCGTTGTTGGTGAGCATCTTCTTCGTGCCCTTGCCGCCGCCGTTGTCCTCGATGTACTTGCGAGCGATGTTGGCGTAGGCGAGCTGGGTCCACTGGCCGTCCGGCGTACCGGTCTGGTTCGGAATGGACTGGTAGGCCAGGTTTTGAACAGCCGCCTCAACGTTGACCGCCAAGTCGGCGACCTGCTGGCTGAGGTAGCGGCGGTCGAACTCCTCGATATCCAGGGCCAACTCAGCGCTGGTGTACTGGATGGAGAAGTTGACCTGGTCCTGGATGGTGACGGGACGAACCAAGGTTTTCATCGGCGCCGGGGTGGCGACGCGGCCGTGGTTGATGACCGCGTGCTGCGGAATCGGAACACGCAGGGTGTCGCCGATGGCCGGAGCGCCCGTCTGGAAAGACGAGTCATAGGTACGCGGGATGGTCTTTGTGAAGGACAGGGCCTCGCTGAAGCGCATCAGAGCGCGGTCAGCAATCATGTCCGTGGTGAGTAGCTGGTTAGCCATTTCTAACTCCGAGAAGGGTTCAGGACTTGGCCTGCTTCCTCCACTCGGCGATGCGCTGACTGGTCGTCATCTGGGGGTCTTTGATGTCCACCGAAGGGCGACCAGAGCCAGACACCGTCTTGGGAGGCGGCGGGGCCGTGGTGGTCTTCTTCGGAAGCACGGGCGCAGGCTTCTCGGGCTGCTTCCCGCTGAGTTGTTCGGCAATCCTCGCTACCTCAGCCGCCATCTTCAGCGGCGAGAGCTTGACCAGCTCTTCCGCCTTGTCGGGGTTGGATGCAAGGAAATGGGCGATATCGAGTCCGGACTCTTCGTCGCGGATTAGCTCGGCGAGATGCTTGTATTCCGGGTCTTTGTTGAGCGATGACGAGACGATTTCGTCCCATGCGCCCTCTCCTACCCGATCCTCAAACGCCTCGATGCGCGCCTTGAACTTGTCAGCGGCCTCGGTTTGACGCTTCTTGTCCTCTTCCTCGCGCTGCTTGGCCTCTCGCTGCTGGAGACGTTGCTCCAGTCGGTAATCGAGAAACGCCTCTTCGTCGTAGTCGAAGTCGGCCAGGGTCTTCTTGGTCGGCTGTTCCTGGGCCGGGGGTTCCGGCTTGGCTTCGGGCGACTTGATGACACCCTGGTCAATCAACTCCTTCAGGACTGCGGCGCGGGTTTCGGCTTCAGTCGTCCGCCGGACCCTTTCCAGTCTTTTCTTCCAAGTGGACTTGCCCTGTCTGGGCTGCCCCTCGGAATCCGCCTCTGGCGCGTCTGTCTCGACCCCTTCCGGGTCGTGGTCGTCGTCGCTCTGTTCGACCTTGGGGGCTTCCACCTTCTCCGGCTCCTTGGCCGGTTCGGGCTTGGCTTCCAGAATCTTCTTCACGACGCTGGTGTCGGTGGATTTCAGCGGCGCAGGCGCGTCCGCCCCCGTGGCCGACGCCACGTTGGTTTCATCAGTCATTAGTCACCTGTTGGTTACTGAGCGCTGCCTGGGAACGGGGCGGTAAGCCCCGGTGGCAGCTCGAATCCACCCGTGGCTTGACCAGCCTGGGCGGCTGAACGAATCGCGTCCGCTTGCGTGCGGATGGTCTCGGCTTGCGTCTTCTCTACGACGGCCGGCGTCTCGGCGAAGATTTGCGCGGTTTCCGCGTCTGTCTTTCGCGTTTGGGCCTGTTTCAGCTGAGTCTCAGCAACCAGCTTCGGGTCTGGCGGCGGGGGCGCGGGCGGTTGCTCTCCCTCACTCGGCTCCAGCAAGCCCTGGGAGACCATGACTTTGCGGGCCGCCTTGACGTACTCGTCCATGCCTGGCAGGTCGAGCGACTTGAGAAGCATGAACATGCCTAGCGCGCCGAACGGACCCGGCTGGGCTGACAAGGCCTGCGCAGCCTCGGCCAGCTCCATGCGGGCGGTGTCATAGGACTTCCCTACGGTGACCGTCACATCAAACTTTCCACGACTCAGGTCGTTCTCGATAACGACCTCGCCAGTCTGCTGGTCCAACATGGGCTTGTTGATGCTGACGTACTTCTCGGCGTTGTCCTCGCCCAGAATTCGGATGGACCGCTCGGCGTCGTAGTAGTGCGGGATTGCGTCTACAAGAACCTCGCCAAGCCTCTTGAGAGCCTTAACCTGGTTGTCCACGTAGACGAAGTTGGCAATTTCGCCCTCGCTTTGACGGGCCAGAATGGCGCGGCCACTGGACTCATTCGACTTGGCCCCGATGGATGCGTCGTAGACGCCAAGGTCAGCCTTCAACTCCTCGGTCGCAATCGCGCTCAGGTTAGCCAGCGCAACCGGCAGGACCGGAGGCGGCTCGCGAGTCGGGCGAGCCGTTGGGGCATTGGGGTCCACGTTGTAGAGCAGCACGGGGGCGTCGTCGTAGCCCATGCGCTCGTAGTACGGCTCCAGCCCCTCAATCATCTTCGTGGTGGCCGTCAGCGGGCTGTTGGGCAGCTTCGCGACCACTTCCACCATCGTGGATAGCTCGAAGTTGTGGATGGTCTGGGCGTCGCGGCCAAACCGGGTCATGCCCGAGTAAATCTGCTCGCCGTTGATGCTGATGAGGTCGCCCCATTGGGGGACGATGGGAATCATCGAGCCGGCCCACTTGGTGGGCTCTTCTAGCTGCCCTTTGCCATAGACAATTGAGCTATAGACGCAGTCGGTCTCAACTTCACGCTCAGTCTTGACCGTAATCGGCGGGTGAGCCGGCTGTCCGGTCTGCGGGTCGATGGGTGGATTGGCCCACTCGTCGCGTACCGGCTCCCAGTCTTCCTTGTCTACCACCGCACCATCGGACAGGAGGCATATGGTCTTGACTTCCTTTTCCACATACCAGTATTCCGCGATGCGGACCATGTCTTTGAAGAACCATTCCTTGTCGTACTCATCCAGGCTGGACGGCACATCAAAGTCGATGATGTCCTTCCCTGGCCAGCGCTCCTTGAACTCTTCCTTGGTTATCAGCTCAGTGACAAACACGAATCGAGCATCAGACCGGTCGAACTTGCGTGCCGCCGGGTCGAACCAGACGGTCAGTGGGTCCATCACATTGACGATGCGCAGGCACTGGTCGAACGACTCTGGCCCTTCGTACTCAGCCACAACCCGCAAGACGCCGTAGCCGCCTCCACACGCCCACTGGAACGCGGTGTCGTAGGCGTTCTCTGCGGCGGACTGAACCTCGATGTTCTTGATGAGGCCGTTGTAGATGTCGGCGGTATCGACATCCGCCTCTTCCACGGCCCTGACCTTGATTTGCGGCTTGTTCTTGAGCTGCTGCCCGGTCACACGGCGGATAAGCTGCCGAATTCGGTTGAACTCGTAGTTCGGCTTGTTGCGGCGCTTGCCTGCCAAGTGGCGGTCCCACTGATGGCCAGACACAAAGGCAAACTTCATGTCCTCCAGCACGCGGCGTCGCTGCTCGGTGTCGAAGGTGAATGTGTCCTGCGCCCGAGTCAGCATCCGCTGGGTCCAGGCGTCGCGCCCTTCCTTTTTCTTGGGCGCAGCATCCTGCGGCAGGTACGTGGCACCCGCCTTGGATTCCAGCTTCTTTGCCATCTCAGCCTTCGTAGATAGAGGCGCGCCGGCTGAAGCCGGTATCGGTGAATTGGGTTTCGAAGTTCAACTTCGGCACTGCGTCCTCATTGCTGAGTCGCTCAGCCACGGTCGCCAGGTACCGGTACGCGTCCGCGCCGTGACTGAACTCGTCATGCACTGGGGTTCCTGGCTCCCCGGTGTTCACAGGAATGCCGCGCCGGTAGCGCCTCAAGCACTCCATGAGGCGGCCAGCGCGGTTCCTGTCGATGTACGTCTGCGGAAGCGCCATGCGAGCCGAGCGGATGCCTGTCTCAACTGGCTGCTTCGGCACGATGTCCACTTCCCAATTCAGTGCTTCCAGCAACTGCTTGGCGCTCTTTCCGGTCTTGTAGTCGCCGTGCGCGCCGTCGTGAGGCAGCCAGAGCTTGCCCCAGTTGTAGCGGCGCTCCTTCAGCTCAGACGACCACCAATCCAGCGTCTTGAAGCTGTCCTCTAGGTACTCAATGGCCCGTAGCGCCGACAGATGCCGCTGAGCCAGGATGAGCGACATGCTATCGTTCCAGCCCAGGTCCCAAATGACATGAACCTTGAGCGCAGGGTCGTACGGCACCTCGCAGAACCGGCCAGAGGCAACCATCGCCGTGACCTCATCGGCGTAGATGGCGCCCTCGGCGGCCGCCCTGCACTTGCCCTCCCAGATGTTCTCGTAGTCCGCCTTTGGCATCGTGGCCTTAGCGTGCAACCGCTCCTGCTCCAGCACGGGCGGGAACCATGGATTGTCCGGGTAGTTAATCTCAATGACTGCCGAGCTGGGCGGCGGCGAGACCACGAATCGCGTCCACGTCTCGTCCGTATCCAACTCGGGATTCATGGATATCCAGATTTCAGAGCCATCCTTTCGGATGGTTGGAACCAGGATGTCCCATGACCTTTTACTGATGGCCTGAGCCTCCTCGCACCACACGATGTCCACGCCCTCGAAGGACTTGATGGACTCAGCGGTTAGGTCGGACAGGCCGGCAAACAGAATCTCCGTGCCATTGGCGCCCTTGATGATGGTCGCCTGCACTTCGTAGAACTGACCAAGGCCCAAGGCTTGAATCTGGTCGCTCAGCAGCTTATGCACCGAGTCCTTGATGGACTTCTGGATTTCTCGGGTACACAAAATGCGAAGGGGCCTCTCGGCCCCCTTTACCAACAATGCTCTCGCAAACCCCCAGCTCTTGGCGCCGCCTCGTCCGCCATATGCCACCTTATAACGGTGCGGCTCGAATAGCGGCCTGAGCTTGTCAGGGAACTGAATCATTGTTCCCTATGAACGAGATGGTCAGGCTGGCAGGCGCGCCATCAGGGCCAGCCAACTCAACTGCCTGCGCGGCCTTGCCATCAAAGCGAGTGGCGATTTCCTGGATTGCCCACTGTTCACCACTCTCGGCCTTGTCAACCACCACCTTGGCAATCTTGGCAAGCGCGCCGCGCTGGACACATTCCTTGCGCAGGGCATCGAACCACTCTTTGCCCTTTGCTCCGTTTCGGTTCCCTAATGGCGCGCCCATTGCATCAATTTCTATCTGTTTGATTTGAAACACATGGCCATCGCGACTCCGCCGATGTTCCGACTTGGGCAACTGGCGCAGAGGTTCTCGCTGTTGCACGGCCCAAAGTGGTCGGTCCAATCATTGATGGAGTCCCGCAGGCCGCCATACATGGGGTACATCTCGACAGTCTTCTTCCCGTTGCGGCACCGCTGAATCGGCATGTACCAAATGCCCCCAATCCTGCGCGGCAGCTGCTTGGTGGCGACCGACTTACTCACCGCCCTTATCAGGACTTGGCATATGTTCAGCCTTGGCCAGCCCGGTTGACGCGGGGCTTTCGTGCTTACGCTCCGGAACGCATATCGCCTCATGTCAAGGCGCGCTCGCTATCAGGTAGAACGGCCCATTCGCCAGGTCATAGACAGCAGCCGGATACAGTGGCGCGTCCTTGACCGTAATGAAGAACTCGTAGTTCAGGGTGTTGCCTTGGTCCGTCTGCACAGTCGCCTTGATGGCGCCCCAGCCGGCGAAGTTGAAGTTGACGCCCACTTTGACGCTCTTCTGTCCACTCTCGACGGCTGCGTCGTGAATGGCCGTGGCCCAAGGGCTGGTTGCGTCCCAGCGGACCTCAGTGACTAGCTCGCCGTCCTCTAGGGCGCCATTGAAGTCAACCCGCAGCGTGCGCTTCTGGTAACGGCGCACCCTCAGGATCTGGACCTGAGCGGCCCCATAGTTGGATGCGTAGCCCTTGAGGAGACGACTCATCGCCTATCCGCCTCAATCACGGCTTGAAGGCCTCGGACTTGGGCGTCGCACTCGGCTGCGGCTCGAACAATTCGGCTCGCACTTTCTGCTCGGTCTGCGGCTTGGTCATCAGGTTGGCTGGCGCTGGCGACAGCACGGGACAGGTCGGCGGTGGCTGCTTGGGCCTCCCACAGCTTCCGAAGCCGCAGGTTGCCAGCACGCAAGTCAGCCACAGTACGGGCGCTTTCAGTTTCGATGGCACGCTTCTCGTCCTCGTACTTGACGGCGATGGCCTGGGCTTCCTTGGCCTTGCGGTGTTCGGCGTCTCTGGCAGCCTTCAGGTCATTGACCTCCGCGCGAGCCGAATCTCTCTCCGACTCGGCCTTGTCGGCGCGGGCATCGGAAATAGCGGAATCCCCGCGAAAGTACAGGGCCGCAACAATGGCGGCGACCGCCAGCGCCGCGAGAGCGTAGGTGGATAGGCGCCACAACGGGTTCACTTAACTACTCCGTGTCGCCCATGCCAGCGATGAATTGCTTGATTGAACTCGCCCAATTGCCACAGACGCTTGTTCGTCAGCCATGTCTTTCGGGCGAACCAGGCCATCAACGCTGCCCTGTACGCACTTCTAGCCATCTGGGCCGACTTGGGCACTACGTTTCCGCCGCCCTCAATGAAACGGCCTACTCAGCCACCACGCGTAGGCGATGACGACTCCGATGGTGGACAGGATTCCGGCCAGTGGGCCGAGCAATAAGCGTTTCATGGAGTGTTCCCAAGGCACATCGCCAACTCAGCCTCGCGACGATTCACGAGCCCCTTGACCCGCTTGCCGCCGGCATAGACCCACTTCCGAAGCTCAGGGCACCAGACCGAACCCGGCTCGCCGCGATTGATACGCTTGACCAGCGTTGAGCCGCACGCAGCGCGCACGCCGACGTTGTAGGTCCAGCTCAGGACCGCAGTCCATTCGTTCTCAGTCAGCGGCTGGCCGATGCAGGCAGCTACCCCGCTCAGGTGCCGGCCAAGGCTGGTTTGCAGGATGGCCTCGCACTCTTCGCGCTTGTAGGAATCCCTGGGGATGCCCTTGGTCTCGCCGTAACACCAGGTCACCCTGCCGACGATGTCCACGTAGGGTTCGGGGCTATACCCCTCCCACGGACGCACCAGCCCAGCAGCCAGCAGGAGCACGCCTGCGATGCTGCCGCCGATGACTTTTGTCTTCACCGACGCGCCCTGTCCCGCGCCGTCTTTCCCTTGCGGACGCGCTTACCTAACGGGTCGGAATGTCCAGTCCGAATTTCGACGGAGCCATCCCGCATATAGCGCTTGTATTGGTAGTTCATTCCTTCCTCTTGGAATCTCGCCGCCACTTCCAGGCCAAGTACCCAATCTGTAGGACTAGGTACGCGGCAGTCAGGAATAGGACGACGGTATTCAGGGTCACCCCCGACACCACGGCAGCGGCCACCGTCACCGGAGGCGCAGCCTTCAACGTAGCTGCGGTCGCGGCTTCGGCTAGCTCATGTTTCACGTGGGTCCCCTGTAAATAGATCCCGGAGTCTCTTGGTTATCCGGACTCTGGGTCCGGCCCCTTGCGGGAGGGCCACTGCGACTTCCACCGGGTTCGTGGCAGCTGTATCAAGGGACGCTTACGCGTCCCAGGCGGCTCCTACTGCGCGGACTAGCCGCATGTCAGAGCCTTGCAGCCCTCGGCGCTCCCCTAGCCCCTTTCGGCTGGCGTCGGACGCTGTAGCTGCAATCTGGTGCCGCCCACAGGATTTGAACCTGTAACCCTCTCCTTACGAGGGAGACGCTCTGGCCTTTGAGCTAGAGCGGCGAACTACTGAACCGACCGCAGCCTCTTCGGGCCTTCCGGCTTTTTCTCTTCCTCTACGTTCCGCCACTTCCGGTCTACGCCAGATAGCCAGTAGATGGCGCCGTCGCGATACTGGACCGCCAGAACGCCGTCGTACTCGTTGGCGGGGTCCAGGTAGTCCGGGTCACAGAGCCAGCACTGGCCGTCGTGCAGGAACAGGTCGGTAGCCGATGCCTGGAACTCGATTCCGCCCTCTTCGTCGGTCTCGTCGGTCATGGCTGGCTCCTTGTAGGTGCCCGGCCACGCTTCCAACGCTCGCCGGGCATGCCCGCCGGTTATGGCTTGGCCGCAACGTGGAGCGCGCCGGGAAGCTGTGCGGGCATTACTGAAGGTCTAAGTGAACACCCGAATTTTCATTTCTGCGGTTCCGTTCAGTATTCCGTTCGTAAAGGATGATGTGTCGGTATGCGGCACCGAGCCGAATCCAGTATTCATCCAGGCTACCGGACATGCTGACGTACAGATGCGATCGCAGGCGTTTGTACGTGCTGTGATGAACCCCCAGCGCCTCAGCCGTCTCCGCATAGGGCTGAATCTGGCGCCGGAACAGGACCATGTGCAGCGCGTCCCATGCGGCGACGCAGGCGGTCTCTTCGCTGTATGCCGATTTCTTCATGCCCCCGGTTGTGCAGTAGGCAACCGAGAATGCGACGGCCCAATGCCGCAGGCGGCTCAGGTAGAGAGAGTCCCCCGCCAGTGCCGAGCGGTACAGCATCCAGTTCGGAAATCCGTTCTTCCACTCCAGCCTCACAAGCCGATCTGCATCGATGATGGTCGGGGTAATTGGTCCGACGAGGGCAGTATCGAAGTCCTGCCCCCGAACATCCCAATCCCCTACTGCTTCAACCTTGCCCATCACGCAGCCCTCGCCAACGTGAACTTGTACTCCGCATCCTTGACCGTCTTGCGTAGGTACTCACCCAGCGAGATGCCCTCGTACTTCCGGCAGAGGTAGTCCAGAGTCAGGGGCATGACGCAGTAGTCACCTTCCCTCACCTCGTTCAGCACGACGACGCCGCGCCAGTGGTCTTGGCCCTGATTGCCTCGGTAGTCCTCGTCGTGCAGATACGCGCTGCCTGCGACCAAGCCATGCCACGTGGCTCCACTGGCCTGGATGCGCGTGCCGTATCGGAAACCTTGCTCGTGCCCTTGCACGAAGCTCGCGCCAATCTTGTTCAGGCGGTTGTCGATGGACCCGCCAATAGCGTGGCTGCTATGGCTGGACTGGAAGTAGTGCGAATACACCAACCCGTCCTGCCACACGCGGGTTAGGAACGGTTGCCGCTCCCAGTCCCGGGTCAGGAGATGATGCTCGCCAATCGTGCCCGCCCATTTCGGCGCGTTGTTGATGGCGCGATTGATACGGTTCTCGTGATTCCCGAGGCAGAACACCTTGCGAGGGGTCCAGCGGGCGCGGTGGTTGCGTTCCAGGCGTTTCTGCTCAGCCTCCATGGGAGCGCACAGACGGGCAAATGCCTCATTGCCGACCAGCACATCATCCTCGTACCGAGCACCCTCCATCCTCTGACTTCCTGGGCCGTCGTGCATCGACAGGCTCGGCATATCCCAGTGGTCACCTATGTGGACGATGGTGTCCGGCCGGTAATCCACGATGGCCTGAGCAATCCAGTCGATGTGAGCCAGCGGTACGCCGGGGCGGCATTGCGTGTCTGGAATCAGAAAATGGCGTTTCGGGTTCATATCCATCCTTGGGGCCGTCCTTGGCCGGTTGTCCTTGGGCAGCGTCCGTGCCTTATGAGTTTTCGATGCCGTCGGTGATGTCGATGCCGATGAAGAATCCCCAAATGGCGCCCTGCAAGAGGGACAGGATGATCGCCAGGTCCATGGGCAAGAACGTCGGCAGCAAGTAGCCAATCGCTGCACACGCCAAGAGCTTCCAGCCAACTCGAATCGCCAAATTCATCTCTCTATTCCTCGTCTGCATGTCGCACGGTGGCCGCCGCATAAGCGGTGCGGTTGTGTTCGTTTGCTTCACCAGCCTTCAGCCCCGATGTCGGGCCATCCTCGTCGTGGATTTCCAGCAGGGCAGCGACGATTGGGGAATCCGGAAGGTCGGATACGTCGGGGAACGGCTTGGCCTTCGGGACGTTT